GTTGCGTTACTTAAAGTGGCTGAACCAGTAATACGAAAAATGTTTATTTCTGTTATAGGTGATGTACTGTCATAAGTACCTTCAACGTTAAAATAAGTGACCACCGAAGATGTGTTAATATAAGCATACGAAATCGTATAATGTTTTAATTTAGTACTAGAAGCATAATTGTATATTGTTAATACTCCAGCATTAGTTTTTTGTAAATCAGTTAAATTAGAATTATATCCCAATGCTTCCGAACCAGCCTCAGTTTCTGTTGCTGTTTGTCCAAATGCTCCTGTATTTTGTATAAATCCTTTTCGGTTTTTGTAATTAGAAGCACTATTGGCATTAAATCTTAAACCAAATCCCGTAGTAGTGGTTGAGTGATATAACCCGTGCCATTCTAAAATTAGATTTTTGTAAGAACCGCTAATACTTGTATAATCAATTGCAGTTACGGCATTTGCAACAGTTTCAGTAATTAGAGTTATACCACCACCAGCAGGTGTGTCCCACTTTAATCCAGTGGCGGTAGAACTATCCGCTACAAAATCAGCTATCCTCCGAGAACAATCTCAGAGGATTGTGCTAGGCACCTAGTAGGATTTTAGCTTCTTCAGAGGTTAGCCCTAGGCGATCAAGGATCGCCTGGCGCTGAGTTTCTTTAGCTGCTGCTTCGGCTTGCTTGGCTAAATAATTAGCGGCAGTTATTTCTATCTGTGTAATTTCGTCAACAGTGGCATCTCTGACAATTTCTTCGCCAGTTTCTGTATTTACTACTTTAATTTGTGGTTTTGTCATTTTATGATACTCCGTAAAGGTAGGCTGTGCCAGCACTAAAAGTGCCGCTAGTTGTTTTAATGTCTATTTGACTAATTGCGCTTGAACCAAAATATACACCAAAATTATTATATTGATTTTTATTAGCACCATTTTGAGATACTGCACTTGTAATAATTTGTTTTGAGGCTGTTGAAGTATATCTTGGAAACCTGTGAACAGATTGATGTCTTTCATTAGTTGTAGATACATTACCGCTAACACCCGCAAAAACATAAGCAGCAACGCCGTAATCTTGAGCCCCTTGTATACTAGAACCACCATAAGTTCTTGTAAAATTTGCGTTGTAATTAGCAGCAGTTGTATCACCATTAAAAGCAAGAACTACATCATTTATACTAGAGCAATACATATCTGTCAAAACTAAAACTAAATCAGTATATGAACCGCTAATACTGGTTAATGATGTAGTTGAACCGCTTAAATTAGTTGTTGATAATAAAGTCATACCGCCACTAGAGGCCGTTGCCCACTTTAAACCAGTGGCTTCGGCGCTATCCGCTACGATGCTGTAGCTGAGGATTGTGCTCGGCACAATTGCTGACGAATGTGCTTGACAGCAGAACAATTCCAAATATAAGATGCTGGAACTATGGAACAGATACCACTTGAAGTAATAAAAGAAAAGCTAAGAGACAGATATGAAACTCAGGGTTTCTCAGAAGCCTTGTTTAGAAATGACTTCAATCTAATATTGCGCCTAGGAGTTCATCCACAGGTGGCTACGACTGAAGATCTGCAACGACTTGTAATGACCGTAAAGGCTGCATCCACTAAAGGAACCTACGCAGCAAGGGTACGCAGTATCTATAAAGCCTTACGAAAGATGGGGTTAATAGATAACCAAGCCGACCTTGACTTACCTGCTGTGCGTAAGGGTAGAGGTTTACCTCATCCATTAACACCAGGTGAGGCTGAACTAGTTATGACTAAGGCTGATATGCCTATGAGGGACTGGTTTATAATAGGCTGTAAAGCGGGCCTACGGGCTATGGAGGTAGCTAACCTACGAGGTGTAGACCTTGAGAAGGTAGATGACGGATACATCCTTAGAGTGGCAGGTAAGGGCGGAACAGACCTATCTGTACCAGTGGCTGAGATAGTCGCTAAGACTATTCTTAAACACGAGACACCAGGAAAGATCTGGTCAGTTACACCTAACAGGTTAACCAAACTTTGTTCTGAAGAGATGAAGCGACTTGGTATTCCTAAGAAAACCTTTCACGCTTGCCGACATTATTTTGCTACCAATATGCTTGAGAAATCTAATGGTGATCTATTAGCTGTTAGAGATTTAATGAGGCACTCATCAGTAGCAACTACTCAAGTTTATACACAACTTGCTAGTGGAAGAACTAGATCGTTAGTTAATCTACTATAGAAATTCCTCCTGAGCACCGAGGTTAAAAGGCTCCTATCTTTATATCTAAAATCAAAGGAGAATAATGGTCCCACCATATGGCGATGATATCACCGAGGCAATCCCGGTACCTTTATCTAATCCGTCAGGTGCTACTGCTTATGCACTAAGCGGTGTTGCCTATGATATGGCTATTGCAGGTCTACCATTCTTTGTTAATGCTACCGATGATAATCCTTATCGTAGAGTTACAGCGCAGTATCGTAAGCAACAGATTGACCAGACTAGAGAAGCTGGTGAGCAGACTCTTACTGGTTGGTGGCTACGTAGTCAGTCATCATTTCATCAAGGACAAGGTATTAACTTCTTTGAACCTATCCAAGAGGAATCATTACGATTCCAGTACACCGAATCTAAGGGTTGTAATATCTGGACTAGAGGAGAGGTAACTCTTCTTAACTCAGTATCTCCTGAGCACATCACTACTGGCACATTAACTGATAATAATAGACCACAACAGATCGCTAGATCTATTCAGTGGCAAGAGTTATCTTATACTGGTGCTACCACTTACAATATCTATGATGCTATTTTATTATGGGATGAGTACGATGTAGATAAAGTTATACCTACCATCACTGCATCTATTAACAATAAAGCTTTAACATCTAACGTAGCCACATTAACTACTACTGCTGCACACACCTTAGCTCCTGGTATGGAGATTGAAGTTACTGGTGTTGATGCTACATTTAATGGTACTTACAGAATTACTACAGTACCTACTGCTACTACTTTTACTTATGCTAAGACAGCAACTAACGTTGCATCTACCCCAGTCTCACCTGTTGGGACAGTAACATCTAACATTACACACTTTATAGATTATAACTCAGGTACAGATGAACCAGTATATGGCATCTGCGATGATGGTGTTTATGCCTACTGGGTAACTAATAAGGTTGCTGGTGGTTCTAATAAAATTCATATGTATAAGAAGTTATTATCTGATGATAGTAGCGTAGCTGAAACTTTAATGTTTAATGCTACTGGTATCGTAATAACTAACGCAGTTCTTGAGTACACTAAAGAGCGTATCGTTGCTTGTATTAATAATAAAGTTTATGAGATTGCAACTAATGCAACTTCTCTACCTGCTGCTGTATATACTCACCCTGATAATGATGTAGTTTATACTGGCATCACCTCAAGCGGTGCTGCTATTTATACATCATCTTATAGTGGTATTCAATCTACTATTCAAAAGTTTACATTGGCTACTAATGGAACTATGCCTACCTTAACCAGCGCTATTACTGCTGCTGAACTACCGGTAGGAGAAATTGTCTATGACATTTACTACTACCTAGGCTACTTGGCTGTTGGTACTAGCAAAGGTATTCGTATAGCTGTGGTATCAGATACTGATGGATCTATTAACTATGGTCCTTTAATCACAGATACTACTCATCCTTGCTATGACTTTGCTGCAAGGGATTCATACCTTTGGTGTGCTACTAGCGTAGGAACAAACCCAGGAGTTCTTAGAATTAATCTTGGTACAAGACTTGGTACCGATCTAAATTTTGCATACTGTAATGATCTATACGCTCCAACTGTTACTGGATTTGATACGACCACCTGTGCATTTATGGGTGATACTGAGCAACTAGCTTTTGTTACTGCTAATAATGGCACAACAGATGGTGCTATCTATGTAGAAAACCTTGATGAGAAGATAGAAGAAGGCTACCTACAGACAGGCTTTATTCGCTATAACACATTAGAGTTAAAGGTTTATAAGTTATTACAGGCTAGAATTGATAACACTAATGGTGGATTAAATATAGATACAGTTACCTTTGATGATACTGAGTATCGTATTGGTACCTTCACACAACAATCTAACGTTCCAGAGGTAACAGTTTCCTATCCAACAGGAGCACAAGAGTATCTAGGATTTAAGTTTACCCTTACTAGATCTACTACTGATACCTCATTAGGTCCAGTATTTAATGGTTACAATCTTAAAGCATTACCTGCAGTACCTCGTCAGCGTTTGATTCAGTATCCACTATTCTGCTATGACCACGAGAGCGATAAGTTTGGTGTTGAAGAAGGATACGAAGGATCTGCATATGAGCGTATGTCTCAGCTAGAGCAAGTAGAAAATGCAGGAGATACAGTAAGAGTTCAAGACTTCAGAACTGGAGAGTCATATCTTGGTATTATTGAAGAACTTGATTTTGTAAACAAGACCCCTTCCGGACCCAGGTTTAATGGGTATGGAGGATTATTAATCGTAACCGTTAGATCTATTTCATAGGAGCCATAATGACCCCTTCTGACTGGGCTGCTTTAGCAGTCTCAATAACTACCCTTGTAGGTGTACTAGCAATGGGTGTAAGACA